GTCAAGCCCAGGTTTTATTGATAAACGATAAGATTCGATCACGAATTGTTACAGGGTTTATTGATAAACGATAAGAGCGTGTCAAGTTTACTTTACATTGCCGCTTTGGTGGCCTTGTCGGAGGCCAGCCGGTGTCCCTCCGCTTCCTCAGTATTCAATGACTTATGTATTGATGACCCCCTTAAGGGTGTGACTCACATACTGTATGCCACATAGTATTCCCCAAGTAGCGGCCCAGTGTTCGCGCCTTGGCCCCAAGTAACGACCCCCAGGTATATTTGCACGTTACTTAGGTCAAGGGGGGCCACCAGGGGGGCCGGGGGGGCTTCCTTCTAGTGCATATCTCACCCTCAAATTTTCTCATAGAAATTCCCCAACATGGCCCTTTCGTGGCCCCCTGGCCTAAAAAGTTTACCAAATCGGCCTATACCGTCTTGACAATGGATTAAAAATATGCTATAATAGGAGTGTAACGGGACAGACACTCCCCTCAAGTGGTCCCCTTGCTCTGCAATAATGTTATTGATTCATTATTTTATTCATTCCCTCTAGTTTATTATATCCGGGTTTGGGTTACCCCACGGACCACCCTCTAGAGGGAATCTTTCCTTCTCTCTCTTTTAATCCCACCGGCGCTAGCGTGGCGCTGTTGACCCAATAAGGATTTATGCCTTGGCTAAAACACCTAATATTTCTTCTCTTTCTTCTGGGTTCCGAAGTTCAAATAAACTAAATGAAAACTTCGATGAAATTAAACAGGCCTTCGAGAACACACTAAGCCGTGACGGCAGTAGCCCGAATCACATGGAAGCTGACCTTGATATGAATGGTCAGCGTATTTATAATCTACCTGAACCCACCACGGATCATGAACCTGCTCGGTATGTTGACATCCTAGGTGTGGTAGACGAGGCAACCCAAGCAGTAGAAGATGCAGAGAATGCTAAACTGGCTGCAGAAGAGGCCCAGCTGGCTGCAGAGGCGGCCCAACAGGGGGCGGAGGATGCCGAAGATGGGGCCGTACTGGCCCAAGAAGCTGCTGAGACCGCCAGAGACGAGGCTGTACTGGCCACGACGAACAAACTAGACATTGATGGCGCTAACGTAGGCGACAACGCTCCAGACCTTCGTACGGCCATTGCAGCCCCCCATATCCTTACAGAAGAAAACCAAGGGGGCCTCACAGCGGCTCAAGTAGCTGCCATCGCCTATGCGAATAACCTCCCGTACCTCAAAGAGGTCGATGTCGATGTCATGGTTGACGTTTCCAGCGATCTCCTGGCCGCCACCACAGATGAGGAGCGCCATGCCGTCCTGGAAAACGCCTTCAAGTGGCAGGGCCGCCAACCTAAGGTGGGGTATGGCGATATCGGTGTCAAGATGCCTGAAGGTCTTATTAAAATTGGTAATCGTCAATTCCTTCGGGCCAAGAACCAAGGACGACTTTATATTGAGGCCGCGGGGGCTCCCGATTTTATCGATATCACTGGTATCAGCTCTACTGTGGTTTCGGGCACCCTTCGTGAGGTGACCTTTACTGTTGGCGCCGCCCTTCCGGCCCGTGTCGAGACCGACTATTGGGTTACTGTCCAGAACATGAACGGAGATAACGATGCGCGAGCCTTTGATGGCTCTTGGCGTGTTATTGACGTAGCCATGGACCGGCTCAGCTTTACCGCCCGCCGCCGATTCCCCGTAACTCCCACAGATCCAACCACGATTAACAACGGCGGGGTCAGCAACGGGCTGCTCGAAAGTAAGTTGTTGGTCCCTAAAACATGTCTGGTCGGTCAGCACACTTCGGCCTCCAACGAGGGCATGTTCACCCTGCGCGACGGCGCGGTAGCTCAATCTAAATGGATGGGTTTCGGCTCCTATAACGATGATGCAGATACCGAGGGCTGTATTGTTCAAATCGAGGGCGATGGGTCTCGTTGGGACAGTATGGATTACGAAACTTGGGGTAATGGCCCTGATCGAATCATCCGCTGCACCTTTGGGGGCGGCTTCTATGCTAACCGTGCGGGCTTCGGGGGCGACCACCGCACCAGTATGAGTGAGTTGATCGGCACCCAAGGCGGAGGTTTTGTTGGCCTAATCCGGTGTTCTATTGGTGGCGGAGACGGGTCCTGTCTGTTGTTTGGCCAGGGCACCTCTGCTTATGTGGCCCAGTGCTCTATCGTAGGCGGTGCTGATGCCGCCGTCCGAGCTATTGGGGCCTCTACCATCCTTCTCTATCCTAACATTGTCGGCTATGCCTCCGTAGGGGTTTTGGCTGACGCTAGTCGAATCATTTGTAACTCAGGGGGTTCAGCGACTCTAACCACCATAAGAAACCTTGTGGGCCACTCCGGCAGACGGGGTGGAGAGATTATTGGCCCTATCACAAGTGTGAGCGACACCTTGGCCGGCACAGCTTTGGCCAATATGAGGCGGGACGGGTATACCTACCGAACCTCTGATGTCAACCCGACCGAGGGTGGCCGGTCGGTGACTGTGAATCAGAATGTCACCATGGAGGCACCCCTTTCGGGCACCTATGGTCGGGTGCGAATCCTCGGCCGCAACGCCCTGCACCACGCCTGGACCGCTCGGGTGCGTGCTACCGGAACCAGCACGACGTTCGTGCGCGAGGTGATCGGTGCGGATAGCCGCGACGAATACGGCGGCAACTCGCTAGACCCTGGAACCACAGATCTAGCCGCACAGAGGGCTCTAGGCGATGTCAATCCCGGGCGGATCACCTTCAACGTCTGGAACGACAGCGGCACCTGTAAGTTACAAATTCTCAACGAAGATAGTGCGACTCCGCGCGTATTCGATATTATTGTCGAAGGCGATTTGTCGCTGGGCGCTTTTACTGAAGGATAAAACAGTATGGCTGAAAGGCTAACAAAACCCCCCTATCGAGCCCTATCCTCTACAGGGGAACGCACCGGAAACTGGTATACCCAAGCGCTCTTCTGGGAAACCTCCCAAGGCCGGCCAATGGAAGAGCGAGTCATTCATCCTGTTTTCTCTCTTTATAATGATCGGCCCGGCTGCATTAATTGTCGTAAGACCTTCCTTGAGCTCCGAGATATTACTGGCTACAAATGGGCTATTAAATATCTTGGGGACTATGCTCACTGGCTTCGTCTTATTGACATTCCTTGGTTCAAGACCGCCTATGAATCTTGGAAGGCTGAACTCATCCATCAACTGAAGAGTGAAGCCATCAATAAAATCGTAGAGATTGCCAGCGGAGACTCGTCCCAGAGTCTTCCTGCGGCTAAGTACATCGTTGAAGAAGGCTGGAAAGGCTCCAAGCGGGGTCGGCCCAGCAAGTCTGAGATGGACGCTGAGCTCAAGAGGGCAACCAAGGAAGCTGAGGCAACCGAAGAAGATTTTGAACGCATCGGACTAAAGGTGATATCTGGTGGCAAGCGAAGCTAGACGACGAGCTCAGGCCAAATATAATTCGAAGCCGGAGCAAAAGAAACGGCGGGCTGCTAGGAATGCGGCCCGTCGTAAGATGATAAAGGCAGGCAAGGCGCGCAAGGGTGACGGCAAAGACGTGGCCCACCGTAACGGGAACCCCCGCGACAATCGCGCAGCTAACCTGACAATGCAAAGTAAATCTAAGAACCGCTCATTCGCCCGAACGCGGAGCGCCAGAAAGAAAAACCCGAGGAGTTAATGGCCACAAGACGTTCTGCTCAATCAAAGGTTGACCAAATCCGAGAAGCGGCAGAGGCCGATCTTGAGACATTTATTCGGCTGGTTGCTCCAAAACAAGTGATCGGCAACGTCCACAGTGAATTGTGCCGCTGGTGGACCCGTGAAGACCGTAAGCCCCACCAACTTGTCCTTCTTCCTCGTGACCACGGTAAAAGCCGTTATATCGCTTTCAGGGTGGCTTGGGAAATCACTAGACGGCCTTGGATTCGAGTTCTGTACATTTCTTCTACCGCCAATCTGGCCCAGAAGCAGTTGTACTTCATTAAAGAAATTCTTACCTCTTCCATCTACCGGAAGTACTGGCCAGAAATGGTTCATCCAGAAGAAGGTAAAAGAGCGAAATGGACAAACGATGAAATTGCCGTGGATCACCCGAAAAGACGGGAAGAGGCCGTACGGGACCCCACGATTTTCACTGGGGGGCTTACCACTAATCTGGTGGGCCTACACTGTGATATCGCAGTACTCGATGATACTGTTACCAACGACACGGCATACTCTGAGGAAGGACGTAACAAGCTTAGATCACAATACTCTCTACTCAGCTCTATTGAAGGAGCTGACGCGCAGGAATGGGTAGTGGGAACCCGCTACCACCCGAAAGACCTTTATTCTGATATGCTGGACATGCGTCATGAAATCTATGATGCCGAAGGCAATCAGATCGACAGCGAACCTGTTTTTGAGGTTTTCGAGCGGCAGGTAGAGGATGCAGGGGATGGCACAGGCCAGTTCCTTTGGCCCCGCCAACAACGTTCGGATGGTATGTGGTTCGGGTTCGACCGGGACATCTTAGCCAAGAAGCGTGCTAAGTACCTGGACCGGACTCAGTTTAGGGCTCAGTACTATAACGACCCCAACGACCCCGGCGAACTGCGTATTAATCGTGATAAGTTCCAGTACTACGAAAAGAAGCACCTCAGGGGTGAATCGGGGCGGTGGTTCTACAAAGACCGGCCCCTTAATGTTTTTGCCTCCGTGGACTTCGCTTATAGCCTTAAAAAGCGGGCTGACTATACTGCTATCGTGGTGATTGGCGTAGACCCCTTTAATAATATTTATGTTTTGGATATTGATCGATTTAAAACAGATCGTATCTCTGAATATTTTGATCACATCCTGCAGATGCACTCAAAGTGGTCTTTCCGGAAACTGGCGGCTGAGACTACGGCAGCCCAGAAAACAATTGTCAACGATTTGAAAGAGAATTACATTAAACCTAATGGTATGTATCTCTCTATCGAAGAGAAAACCCCCACCCGTCACCAGGGCACCAAGGAAGAGCGTATGGCGGCTATCCTAGAGCCCCGTTATGACAATATGCAGATGTGGCACTACCGTGGAGGTGAATGTCAGACGCTAGAGGATGAGCTGATTCTCTCTCACCCGCCTCACGACGATGTTATGGACGCCCTGTCCACAGCGGTCAGTATTGCTGTCCCCCCGACTGGGGCGGTGTCTAGAGGTATACAACGCAAAAGTAATGTTTATTATCACCCGAGATTTGGAGGTCTTGGTTAATGGCTAACAGAGCTATTGAAATCTCAGATGTCATGAAGCCTGATGGCCTTGCGACTCAGATTGCCAATCAATATCAGGAGTGGGAGATGTATCGGACCAGTTGGCTCGATACCACTAAAGAGGTGCGCGAGTATATCTTTGCCACCGACTCCCGCCAAACAACCAACGTAACTAATGCATGGAAAAACTCGGTACACATCCCTAAGCTGTGCCAAATCCGAGATAACCTTCATGCCAACTACATGGCGGCCCTCTTCCCCAACGATCGGCCCATCCGGTGGGAGGGTGACGACGAGGCGGCCGACGCTGTAGAGAAGCGTAAGGTCATTGAACAGTATATGGAGAACAAACTCCGTATGTCTCGTTTTAGGGCTGAGGTCTCTAAATGTATTATTGATTATATCGACTATGGCAATGCCTTCGCCATGGTTGAGTTCATCAATGAAGTCACTAAAGACCCGCAGACCGGTGAAGACATTCAAGGCTATGTTGGCCCCCGACTCGTTCGTATTAGTCCGCTTGATATCGTCTTTAACCCGACCGTTAGCCGCTTCGAAGATGCTCCTAAGATCATCCGCGAGATTAAAACACTGGCGGGTCTTCGCTCGGACATCGAGACTCGGCCTGAACTTGAGTATCTTGAAGGCGTCTTTAAACGGATCAAGGACACCCGCCACCAGTTCTCGGGGACTACAGAGGCTGACTACACCAAGAATGGTGCGTACCAAGTTGACGGATTCGGCTCTTGGGTGAATTATATGAACTCCGATTATGTGGAGCTACTCCATTTCTACGGAGATATCTATAACCCTGAGACCGACACTATTGAGCGCAATCGAGTTATTACGGTTGTTGATCGCTCTTATATCGCCCGGAATCAGGCTAATCCCTCGTGGCTGGGCCATGCTCCTATTTTCCATGTGGGTTGGCGTCTGCGTCCTGATAACCTTTACGCCATGGGTCCGCTGGACAATCTTGTGGGCCTACAGTATCGAATCAACCACCTTGAAAACGCCAAGAGCGATGCTTATGACCTAATCATCCACCCGGTTCAAAAGGTCCGAGGCTTTGTTGAGGAATACGATTATGGCCCTGACGCCCGTATTTATGTGGGTGACGAGGGCGATGTAGAGTTTATGAGGCCCGATACCACCTTCCTAACGGCCGATACACAGATTGCTATGTATGAGGCCAAAATGGAAGAGATGGCCGGCGCACCTAAGCAAGCTATGGGTTTCCGGACCCCGGGTGAAAAGACTGCCTACGAAGTCCAGGTTCTTGAGAACGGCTCTCAGCGCATCTTCATTAATAAGACTTCGTACTTCGAAGAGATGTTTTTGGAGCCCTGCCTGAATGCCATGCTGGAGTCCGCTAGGCGCAACATGGGTCCGTCTGACCTTGTTCGAGTGGTTGACGACCAGTTCGGGGCCGTTTCGTTCCTCAATATTACAAGAGAGGACATCACTGCCCGAGGTAAGATCAGACCGATTGGGGCTCGACACTTTGCCCGTAATGCCAATATCATTCAGAACCTTACTCAAGCCGCTCAAGCCTTTGGCCAAGACCCGGCCGTTATGGCCCACATCTCCGGTCTCAAACTCGCTAAGACTCTCGAAGAGCTGCTTGGCCTTGAGAAGTTTGATCTGGTCCAAGAAAATGTTCGAGTTCTGGAGCAAGCTAAAACTCAGCAGATGGCTGGTTCGGCTGAACAAGTAATGGCTGAGCAGATGGGGATGCCCACAAATGTCGCTTAAAGTTAAGGCAATTTGGCTCCACGGGGAAGAAAATCCCGAAGAATTCAAGAAATATTTGTTTTCCTCTCAAAAAGCCCTTGACAAATTGAGGAAAATAGTGTATAATAAGTGTATGAGTACCGAGAAGACACGGGAGGTCGATTATGACTGCCCTTCTTGGTCCCATAAGCAAGCCCACCAAAATGGAAAGGTGGAAGCTTATAAGGAAATCTTAGAGCTCTTAGAATTTAAAGAAGGGACATAGCGACCAATATGTCGGATCAAAATATTTTTACGCAGGAACCCGCCCAATCGACCCCCGAGGCTGCTCCTGCTGCCAACCCGCTTGACCAGTTTGTGGGTGAGGGCAAGAAGTTTGCAACCATTGACGATTTCGTTAAAGGTTATGCTACTTCGCAACAATTTATCGAGCAGATCAAAAATGAGAATAAAGAGCTGCGCGAAGATTTGAACGCTCAACTGACCTTTAATGAGCGGTTCGAACAACTGCAACGTAACACAGAGCAACGGAAACAAGAACAGGTCCAGCCTCCGGCCCAGCAGCCCCAAGCTGCCACGCCCGGACAGCCTGCTATTCAAGAGGACGATCTGGTTACGAAAGTGCGCGAGATTACTCGTCGAGAGCGAGAAGAAGAGCAGCGCCGGAACAATGTAGACACTGTTTCCAAGAAGCTTGTTGAAGTTTATGGTGACACCCAAAAGGCCAACGCCGCTATGCGTAATAAGGCCGATGAGCTGGGTGTCCCGCTTGAATGGCTTATGGATTCAGCCGCTCGTAGTCCCCGCGCGTTCTACCGAACTATCGGTCTTGACCAGGAAGCTCCGCGCCAGGCCGCGGCACCTCGGAGTGAGGTAAACCCGCTGGCCCTTTCGAAGACAGGCACTTCTGAGGCGAAGCATGGAACATATGCGTATTACCGACAACTGCGTCGGGAAAACCCGCGTCTGTACCACACGCCAAAGATTCAGCTTGAAATGCACAATCAAGCCCTAAAACTCGGAGATGCATTCTACTCCGAGTGACTAATGGAGTACTAATTTGGCTGGACATACTACTGCTAATAGCCAAGCGCTAATCCGTGCCGAGCTGTGGTCGAACGAACTCAAGGAAATCCTTGAAGACGATCTGGTTGCGGCTGACGGTTACGTTCGCTGGCTGTCTAATTTTAACGACGGCGAGATGCTGACCATCCCGACCATCGGTGATCTCGATGCGATGGATTATGTCGAAGATCAGGCCGTCACCTATACCCCGCTTGATCTGGGTGAATTCAATTTCACGATTAACCAGTACAAGCAAACCGGTACCTACATCACGAACAAGGCCAAGCAAGACATGTTCTTTATGCAAGAACTTGTTTCCTCGTTTGTGCCTAAACAGGCTCGCGCCATTAAGCGCCACCTGGAAATCGATATCCTCAAGGAAGGTCAGCCTCGTACTGGCAATCCGGCGGGCTATCAAGTCGCTGGCAATGCTAACCTGATTCACGGCGCTCCTCACCGTATGGTGGCGGGTTCTGGCGATAATGGCGTTGCTGGCGTTCCGACCCTGACCGACTTTGCTCGGGCCCTGTATTCGCTGAAAATGGCGAATGTTCCGCAAACCAACCTGGTTGCTCTGGTTGATCCGTCGTTCGAATTGGTGATGAACACCCAGACGAACCTGGTGAATGTCTCGAACAACCCGCGCTGGGAAGGTATTATCTCGACTGGTATTGGTCAAGAGAACCGCTTCGTGGCCAACATCTACGGCTTCGATGTTTATACCTCGAACTACCTGCCGCGTTCGGGCGCTGATCAGAGCGGGGCCTCGGAAACCATTGAGGGTCGCGCTTCGGGCACTAACGCCGTTGCGAACCTGTTCTTCTCGGCTGCGGCTGACGTTAAGCCGTGGATCGGCGCGTGGCGTCAAATGCCGAAGGTTGACGGTGAATACAACAAGGACTTCCAGCGCGAAGAGTACGTGACTACTGCTCGTTATGGCGTCAAGATTTACCGTCCGGAGAACCTGGTTACGATCCTGTCGAATCCGGCCACTTCCACTAACTTTGCGGAGTAATTGATATGAGCTGGATGAATCCCTCGGGTATTGTTGTCCGTAACGGTCGTGACTGGATTGCCCAAAAGAGCCGTGGCAATCGGGGCGGCACCCTGTCTACGATGGGTGCTGTTAAGCAGATCGAAATTGACGTGGATGCCAAGCGTCTCCCGGCGGGTGCTGTTAACTACACCACCGACCGAGGCAACACAGGCACTGCTACCGGTTTCTACACTGGTGATGTTTCGATTCCTGCTTATGCTAACATTGTTTCGGCTGAGCTGGTGGTCGGCGAGACTTTCCTCGGCGGCACGACACTGGATGTCGGTCTGTTCGAGCTGGATGGTTCGGCGATCGATGCCGATGGCCTGATTGCCGCCGCTGCAGTCGCTGACCTGACTATCGGCGAGCGAATTGTCGGCGCTGGCGCTGTTATTGGCGAGACTGTTGGCTCGGAACAAGCCTACATCGGCCTGACCGCGACTGGCACTTTCACTGCTGGTAAGGGTCGGCTGATTATTAAGTACATCGATCCGGTCCCGACACCGGGCAGCTACTAAGTAACAGTGTGAGGGGGCTCTGAGATGGGCACCCTCATTTCTCTTGAAAGGGCTCTCCTCCATGCCTATTGTCATTGATGAACTTGAATCCCTTGAGAATCAAACTACGGCTATTCAAGTTATCAACAACAACTTCGAAAAAATTCTTGAGGCGCTAGAGGACCTGCAAGCTACTCGTGATGCGCCTCTGGATATGAATGGGTATGCGATCTTTAATCTGCCCGCCCCTTCAACTGCTTCTAATCCATTGCGTCTAGGGGACGCTGCAGAGCTTACAATTGATGCTGCGGCCGTTCTGCCGCCTAAAGCTGGTAATGAAAATAAATTCATCACCACTGACGGCACTTCTTTTATTTTTAGTGATGTTGACGTAGACGGCTATCTCGCCGTAGAAAACAACCTAAGCGATCTTCCCGACCCCAGTGCCGCCCGCACCAATCTTGAACTTGGCTCGGCCGCCCTTTTGGACGAAGCCGTGGTTCTTCAAGCTGGTCAATCTTATACGTGGACAGGTGCCCAAGAATTTTCGGGGGCCCTCACTCTTTCAGGGACGGGGAACCACCAACTCACCGCTACGCCTACCGCCCTCACGCCAGAGAGCATCGGCTATAGGGGTCTCATCGTTAAAACAGTTAACGCCTCTCAGACGCTGGCTCTTAGCGATTCAGGCTCTATGTGGCGTCAGACTTCAAGCACAAATCGTACATACACTATTCCGACTAATGCTTCTGTGGCGCTACCCATCGGCACTGTTATTGTTATCCGCAACGTTGGTAGCGGCACGGTGACTATTACTCCGTCTGGAGGTGTAAATCTTCGACAGCCGGGCTCTAGTAGCTCAGGCAGTGTTGCCATCAGTCAGTGGGGGCTTGCCTCTCTGACAAAAGAGGCCGCTAACGATTGGGTCATCACCGGTATAGGTATTAGCTAATGGCAGGTCCTCTAAGCTTTATGGCCGTATCTTTTATTCCAGAAGACCTTGGCGAGCTTCGCGGCCAGCTTTCTTCTACGTATGTAGAGGGCTCTGGCACAGCGCCAACTACTGTTGAAATCGCCAGTGCAGTTTTTGTTAGCGTATACGGCGGCGTGCCCCCTTACTCGGTTAGCGTAGATGCTGTTGGCAGTGATGACAATGTAAACGCGTTTGCTACTAAAGTTAATGATAATTTGTGGTCTCTGACCTTTAGTCGATTTTTTAGCACTAGCACTCCGGCCGTCTCCTTGACAAGTTGGGATGTTACAATAACAGACGATGATTCTGGAGAAATTACGTTGGGACCGATCGATTTGAGGTTGTCAGGTTTTCCTGCTGGCGGCGGAGTTGAAGCGTAATGAGAATGTCTGTCTTACAAATGGTCCAAAACATCCTGTCTTCGATGGAGTCCGACGAGGTTAACTCGATCAGCGATACCGTCGAAGCTTTTCAGGTGGCTGAGGAAATTCGGACCGCTTATTATGATTTGATCGCCCTTCTAGACATCCCAAGCCAAGAAGGGCTCATCCGTTTGAATCCCTCAAATGATCCTAACATTCCCAACATTCTGGTCTTACCTGACAATGTTAAACAGGTCAAGTGGGTTAAGTACCTGGATGAGTCCGGCACAGGCACCGGGTCTTACTACCACGATCTAGTTTTTATGCCCCCTGAAGATTTTCTTTTCCGGACTACTAAATCGTCGGGGAATACAGATAACTATGAAAATGTAGATATCAACGGAACCGTCTTTCAAATCGTTACTAATAAAGCTCCTCGTTTTTGGACTACATTCGATAATCGAACTATGGTTTTTGATTCGTACATGAAAGACCTGGAAACCACCCTTAAAGCCAAGAACACTATGGCTTGGGGTGAAGTCCTTCCCGGATTTGAGCTTGAAGACGATTTCATTCCCCAACTGGACATTAACCTCTTTCCTCTCCTTCTTGCCGAAGCTAAGAAGGCCTGCTTTATCAACTTTAAGCAGGTCAGCAACTCGAATGAAGAGGTTAAAGCTAGGCGACACCTAGTTCGCTCTCAAAACGATCGGAGCCGTTTTAGAGAAGTAAGGCGTACAAGCCGAGGCCCCAATTATGGCCGGAGACGTTAGTAGATTAGAGAAATTACACCCTCGGGCCCGAAAGAAGATTTCTAAAAACCCTGTGTACGTTAGCGCACGAAATCAAGAATTCAAGATTGCAACTAACTCGGCGGGGTACTACTACATTTATCCGTATAAGGGTGGTCTCAAATCTCGGCAGATCGAAGGGTTGTTTACCTCTTTTAAGCGTGCGGAAGACGCCCTTATCTCATATTTAAGAAGTACTAATAGACACGGTAAAGCAATATGGCCAGAGCGGTAACTTCAAAACTCTATCGTACGTTTGTCAGAGGCCTCATTACGGAAGCCTCTGAATTGACGTATCCGGAGAACGCTACTATTGCCGAAGATAATTGTATTATTTATCGTAAAGGTAACCGCTCTCGCCGTCTTGGTGTGAGGTTTGAGCCCGGATACAGCGCCAGCCCTGTCTCGGTCAGTGCGGCTAATAAAATGGATGGGGTTATTAACGAGTATGTTTGGTCCGCTGTGGCCGAAGACAGCTCTCTGAATTTTTTGTGTGTCCAGGTCCGTAATTATCTCTATTTCTACGACCTGAATGCTGAAGTAACATCGGGAGCTCGCCTGCCGTTTAGTGTCAATCTGGCCACTTTTGCTGCACCTAACACCACTAACAACGGTACAGTAGATGTCCAGATGTCTGGCGGTAAAGGCGACCTGTTTGTCGTCGGAGAGAATATCGAACCTTTCCGGGTAACATACAACCCCTCTAATAACACCATCTCGACTGAGCAGATCTTCATCCAAATCCGGGACTTCAGGGGACTGGATGATGGTTTGGCTAACGACGAAGAGCCCTCAACCCTTTCCAACGAACACCACTACAACCTTAAGAACCAAGGATGGGTTGATTCTGAGGTAGACGGCCTTGGCCCCACCCAAATTGCCTTCATGCCAAGTGGTCAAAAGAAGGCATACAACGGCGCAGCCAGTAGCCCTATCACTGCGTATTTCTCGGCTAACTCCCGCTATCCCGGCAACAATAAGCAGTGGTGGGCTGCCCGGGATGCCAACACTAACGAGTTTGACCCGGAACTCCTTAAAACGATGTACACAGGGAACAACAGAGCTCCTCGTGGTCACTATATCGTCGATGCGTTCCATATTGATCGCTCGGGTGTGTCGGGGGTCTCGGGAATTCCTGTGGAGGCTACTCCTACTAGGCCGGTGTCTGTTGCGTTCTTCGCAGGCCGTGTTTGGTATTTGTCGGGCAGTACGGTATATTTCAGTCAGGTTTTGGATAGCCCCAACAAAGCGGGTATGTGCTACCAGGAGGCTGATCCTACTTCTGAGGACATCAACGAACTCCTTCCTACGGACGGCGGTGTGGTTCCCATTCCGGAAATGTCGTATGGAGTTAAATTAGTTCCTCTAGGCGATGGCATTGTTATCTTTGCCAAGAATGGCATCTGGTATATCAGCGGCTCTGACGCTGGGTTCAGTGCCATGGACCTTTCGGTGTCTAAGATTAACCCAATTGGCACAGATGGTGCTGGCTCTATTGTGGAAGCCGAGGGCCAAATCTACTGGTGGAGCCGTGTAGGTATTATGGCTATGGCCCCCAAGATGGGGCAGTTCGGGCCTGTGGATGGCGTCTTCGATAAAGTAAACATTACTGAGCAAACCATTCAGTCTATGTATATCGAAGAGATTCCTCTAGACCGCAAGAAATATGTTAAGGGTATGTATGATCCGGGTTCTAACGTCATTCAGTGGCTTTACAGTGACGATGAAACTCTGCCGCTCAAAAGTTATAACCGGGTATTGAACCTTGACTTAACCCTCCAGGCTTTTTACCCGTGGTCGGTTGATACAAGCACCGGTTGCAGGATTGCCGGCATCTTTTTAACGCCTCACCTGAACCGGCCAGACCATCCGGCCATTAAGCCGACCTTCTTCAAGTTTATTCTTACTCGGGACCGCAACGACAACGGTTACGAGTTTTTCTTCGGTAATTTTGACAGCCCCACATTCAGCGACTGGTCCGACGATCCTGAGACTGAACTTCCGTATATGAGTTTTGCGGAAACAGGCTATGAACTGGCCGAGGACGCTATGCGGAAGAAAATGACGCCGTGGATTTATACATATTTCCGTCGAAGTGAAGAAAATTTAGTTGACAACGGGGCGGGAGACTTTGACCTCGATAAGCCCAGTTCTTGTTTCTTCCAAGTTAAATGGGATTGGGCAAACAGTGAAATTTCTAACAAGTACTCTGCTAAGGTTCAAGCATACCGCCACACAAGGTTACCACTCTTTAATGAGGATAACCTCACTTTTGACACCGGATATCCTGTTGTGGTTACCCGACACAAGGTTCGAGGAACCGGCCGAGCGATTCAATTTCGGTTTGAGTGTGATGAGATCGGTAAAGACTTCGATCTTCTGGGTTGGGCAGGAACGCTTTCAGGAAATACACAACCATGATTCGTAAAGCTACTATTGAAGACCTTGAGCTTATTCTAGAGCTTGGAAAAGCTTTCTTCGATGAAAGCCCTTATGGCGGTAAGGTTGAGTTTGACCCAGTAGCCGTAGAAGGCCTAGTGTTGAATGTACTAGACAATGGTGTAATCTTTCTTTCGGATCGGGGGATCATTGCTGGAATACTTAACCCTCTTTATTTCAACCCTCTGGTCCAGTTTGCTACTGAAATTGCTTGGTACGCCGAAGACGGCCAAGGAGAAGCTTTGAAGCAAGCTTTTGAGGCTTGGGCCAAAGAGCAGGGCGCGGTCGTAACTGCTTTCTCTATTATGAATACAGCTCATATGGCTATCCTCGCCAAGCGTCTTGAGGAAGATGGTTATGCCCCCCTAGAAGTGTCTTATGTCAAGGGGGTTGCTTAATGGGTGTTGCGACCACAATTGCTGCGATAGGTGTAGGCGTAGCTGGTGCAGGCGCTTATACAGCGAATAAGAACGCTAGAAAAGCTGCTGCTGCCCAACGAGAAGCTGCAGAGTTGGATCGCAAAAGGATGACTCTCCAGAATGCTCGGGAGCGCCGGGATGCCATTAGGGCGTCCAGACTTGCTTTCGCCCAAGCTCAGCAGAACGCAGAGAATCAAGGGGCCAGTGCAAGTTCGGCAAGCCAAGGAGGTTTGGGTAGTATTCAGAGCCAACTTAGCTCTAACATTTCGTTCCTTGATCGATTTAGCACTCTGAGCGATATGGCATCCCAACAACTGGGCCGAGCTCAGATGTACCAACAACGTGCTAGTACAGCACAAGCCGTCAGTAATCTTGGCATGGCTGTCTTTAATAGTTCTGATAAGCTGGCCGAGATGTGGACAAACCCCGGAGGATAATTTGGCTATACTTGATGGCCTTGTCGAGAATCAACCCGGCCCCTTCGATAATGTAGATGTGCCCCCTGAGCTGTCGAGCGTAGAAGCTCCGACGACTAGTGCTGCTCAGCACCGCCAAGCTCAAGTGGCTGCCGCTGCAAGTATCGATGTTAGCGCCGTAGATGCCCTCGAATCGTTTTCGGAAGCTCAAAGATCATACGAAGAGCTTTTTAGACAGCAAGGCGAGTTCAATACTCGTATCAATGCTGCTCGTGTGCGTCAACAACGTAACGTTGAAAATCTTCTGCGCGTTGCCAGTGACCCCGTTTCAGTAGACCCCACAGGGGAACTCCAAGCGGGGGCCCTAGAGGCTGCACGTCTTGAACTGGAAGCAGACATTGAACGCAGGGCTGAATACGCTCTGGAACAGCAGGCCATTGAGAATATTATGGACCTGGCTGCCAGTGGTGACCGAACCCAAGCGGCTCTCCTCCTTAACCTGGCCGAACTTGGCTCTCCTCTGGAACAGCTCCGAGACTATAACACCCGACTCCTCATTGTTCAGAGGGAAATCGATCGGGTGCAATCGGAGCACGCCCAGCAGCCGTGGTTCCGGGACCTTATTGATTTCGTCCTTGGAGCTGTCCCGGTCTATAACAACCAATGGAATGTGGGCAACGTCCCTGTTCAACGGGCCGTCCGTAGCTGGTACGACAATCTCTTGTCTGGTCAACGTAAACGGGCCGAGGCGGCCAGCCTTTGGGACATGCCTTTGGAAGAGTTCACTCGGTTTGTCCGAGAAGATTTGATTCCCAATGTTGAGCGTAATGCTAATTTCTTTGGTTATAATAATCGCAGTGCTCAACTAGATATTCTGACAGGATTTAATCAGACCCGGAGCCCCCACGAAACAAACATCTGGGCTGCGGTGGACCTAGCTGGTGTTGTGCCGATTGCAGGTGCCACTCGTTTGGCTCGTGCCGGTATGCAACTGCCAGCCACGCTTCTTAATGTTGGCGGTCGCCGTCAATGGGGCAACCTCATGGCTAAGGCAGCTACTGAGGTAATGGCCGAGGGCGGTGAAGCGGCTCTCCGCCAGAATGGTTTGGACAGTCTCGACGATCTTACAGATGCTCTGAGCCCCTCTATTGTTAAGCCGGGCCAGTACACCGTGAGCCCTGCCAACATGGCTCATGCCCTCATCGATCAAGCCCGCGAACTCCTTGACCAGATGCCTCGACTACTCCAAACGGGGCGTTTTGCTGATACTGCCGAGTTTCAAAGGGCTCTTGAGGACTTTGTTGAAAAGACCCGAGGCCGTCTCGATAACCGCGTGGTTGATGTCGGTACGCCTACTTCCGTCCGGCTAGCGGATGATTCTTCTGTTACTCAAGTTCAATTCACAGTGGGTAAGGAGGATGGCACTGGCTGGGCTAGTCGGGGGTATGCTGAACGTAATGCCCGAGAGCTGGGCTACGGCTCTGCTGACATTGTTCAAGGGGAAGACGGACAGTTCTTCTGGCGGATTACCCGCACGATGCCTGAGACGGGGGCTTATTCTAATGTTCTGAACGTCAAAACTAGAAATGTTCTTAGCCGCTTCCTTCTGGGGGCTCGGCAACGTTCAGATGAATTTCTGGCTAATAAAGCCCAGGCGTCCGAGAACACTCGCAATGCGATGATTAATAACGTTGCTCGTCGCATTTATCGCCAAATCCGTATTGACCCCGCTAGTCGTGAACGCATTGCTCAACTGTGGCAGGCTGGTGAAAATCATGGCCGGTGGTGGACAGCGGACGAAGCTAACGCTCTTTATCAACGAACCTTTAATCGTGATATTAGTGCCCGCGAGTGGGAAGCCTATAACCGTCTCCGCCAAGTGAACGATCTTGAATTCCTATATCGTAACGATATTGCGTATAAAGAGTTGGCGGTAAGCGGCCGAGAAACGGTATCGGTCGATATCACAGGACAACTGGTAGATCGCCGGAACGCTGTTGTGGATACAGATTTCACTAAGCCTATCCGGATTCGGGCTATTAACCTTCGTGATAATTCGCCCATTGACCGAGCCCTGACTCCCGAGGAGATTGCTAATCTTAAGAGTGAAGGCTACATTGCTGTTCATTTTGACGATGCTATCGAACTCCCGGACGGCAGCGCTGTAGGCACTGTTATTGCTCGTCGCAGCGATTTTAACATCGAACCGCTTCGCCGGGATCAACTGGGCTATCGAGCCGGTGGTCACCGTATCTACCGTGAGGGGTATTTCGCTAAGCAGACCGATGAAGGTATTCAACCTGACGGTACTCGCTATCTCCGCAGCCCTCGCACCTATATGGTGGGAACCCGTGCTGAGGTCGAGGCTTGGACCCAAACAATGGAACAGGCCCGTCAAGTGGTTCTGGACGGCGGTGGCCTAGACGAGCTAGATAATATCTTCTCTGGCCGTCCTGGATTCCCCACACCTGAAGAATTCATGAATGGTATGGAGAACGGCACCTATGTCCGGGATAAACCCTTCGGCACTTACTTTGACCGTGAGATGCCTGAGGAATATCACGGAGCGGTGCACAGCTTCCATAACCCTGATGAAGACGGTATCACCAGCTTCCTGAGGACTCAGGGCCGCCTCTATTACAGCCGAAAGGGCGATAAACTTCCCGATTGGCAAGGTGCCCAGGCCCCGACCTTGGACGCCTTTGAGGCGACTAACCGCGCTCTTATGAATATCGCTAACCTGTCGAGCTTTAGTGACTATAAGATCACTGCTGTTCAACGTTGGATAAATGCCTTTGAAAAGTACATGGACGTGGGCTCGGTGGGACCTAATGCCACCAATATGCAGAAGTTCTTTGCTGCCAAACCCAACGCTCTAGCCCGCCAACACGGCGTTGAACAGGCCATGCTGGACCAGCGCGATATTATTCAGCGGAACCTTGGCTGGAAGACGAACACTGACCGCATGATTGACGAGCAGCGTCGCCGCTTGGCCGAGTGGGTTATGGGCCGTG